ATTTTTGTTACTTTATCTTTAATGTTTTTAGATTCTTCATTCAAGATTGATTTCAATTCAGAAATTTTGTTATTATAGAAATTTCTTAAACCTGGTGTTGAATCTATAGAGTTGATATATTCTTTAAGAATTTGTTTTTGGTCTGAGGATAGGTTTTGGAATTTACTATTGAATTTTTCAAGTAGAATTTTATAGGTAAGGATTCTAAGATCTTTATCATAAGTTCTAAATTCGTTTAGTACATCTTCTTTTATTTCCTCTTCATTAACTGTTTGTTTAGTTAAATATTCTAGTAGAGTTACTTTATTTGAAATAAGTTGGTTGGGGTTAACATTATCTTTTAGATTGTACCCTTCAATTAAAGTATATAAAGCAGCTAGTTCTTTATAATTTTTAACTTTAGCACCAAAGAAAACATCTAAATCATAGTGTTTTTTAATCTCATTGATTAAATTATATTTTTGCTTTCTTAATGAGGTACGATTGAATTTTTGTGCCGCCTCTAAAATAACATTAATAGTGATAGTAGCAGCGCCTTCATTTAAAGTTTTAGACTTTAAAATACTTTCATATAGCTTGTACTCACGACCAAGTGAAGTTTTTATAAAATATTCCTTTAAAATGTCAATTGCTGGTGAATCCCCACCTTTTAAGGTGTCAGATGTAATTTGATGTACGAGTAATTCGAATAAAATACCAGTATTCTTATATTTTGAATGTTTGATTTTCATTAAAAGATATATTTATTTATAAATATGTAAAAATTATTGTCCCCTTAATTGAGATTCATCTAAGAGCGAAGAATCTTTTTTGTCTGATTCGAATATTAATTGTTTTTTATCCATGTTTTTGAACATTTCCATATTTTTCAACATAGTTAATTGAGCACTTTCTAAAGCTAATGCAGATCCTTTAGGTTTAGAATTTGGGGAATTACTATCATTTTTATCAGTGCCTTTCATTGTTTTAACTCCTAAACGATCTTTACCAAAATTATCATCTTGAGTATTTCGTTTAGTAATCGAATCTTTTGGGCGTCCTAGATCTTCGTCTGCATAACCATCAGGTACATTTGCAGGGTCGGATGATGTTCTTCCTTTACCATATAGCGAAGCTAAATCGTGAGGGGTACCATACGATTTACCACTTTCAACTGGGTCATTACCTTCGTTTTGGATTTGAGCTAGTCTAAAGTCACGTTTCGCATCTTCTCTCATTAAGTCTCTATACTCATCGTATTGATTTTCACTCAAATGGTAGATGTTATCGTAAATACATTCTGTAGGTAATAATTTATTTTCTTTAAGGGTTTGTGCTAACTCTGTTTTAGATTTCAACAATTCGATTTTTTCTTGTTCGAATATAATTGATGGAGTTTGCATTGAGATAGTGAAGTTAGTTAAAGCTTCATCTCTATACCCCTGAGAATATAAATGTACTAATGCTATTTTGTTTAATTCAGATACTAGGATCCGTTGTAATCTTTCAATTGTACGAGCAAAACGAATATCTTCAGCAGCTAATGTAGCTTTACCTTCTATGTTTTCATCATACCCTAAGAAAGCTTTTGGTATTTTTAATGCGGCAAATAGTTTATCTCTCAAATATTCTACATCCTGAATACCATCATATGATAAACCTGGGGTTGTATCTATTTTTGTTGTTTGGTCATTTCCACGAACTGGGATGTAGAAGTCTTCCATCATGTTTTGCATGTTGTACTTCAAGTTGTAATCCCCGGTCTTTTGATCCATATGGGGAGTACGTTTCATCTTTGTCATAGTTTTTTGCATATGAGCATCTATCTCATTTGGTGGGATTGAACCAACATTTATGTAAAAAATACGTTTTTCAGGAGCACGTGCAATTCTATGAATAAGCATTGCATCTTCCATTAAGGTATATTGTTTAAATAATTTACGAGCGGGTTCAATATATGAACGTCCATAAGGGAGGTAATTGGTATCTGCAATTAAACGGAAATGAGCCATTTCGTAGTTGTCAAAGAAAATACCTTTTTGTGAATCTGGTTGGTTTGGGGTATTGTACATCCCAGAGCTTGGGTTTACTAAACCATCAGGAGAATATCTAAATCTTACATCCGCAGGATTTTCTATATTAAATCCTTCTTGTCTTTCAATGTGATACGCAGTATAAGGAATTACATTATATACTCCATACTTTTCGGCTATTTCTAATTTTAAGAAAAAATCCCCGTACTTACACATCTGGCGGATCCAAGACCACATATTAAATTCTATATTTAAAACATCATAATATAGATTGTATAAAATTTTCTGGATATCTTCGTTTGAAGAACGGATAGATAATACCTCACCCATATCATTTTTCAAAGTAGACTCATCCGCTATAATATCTAAAGCCGACGCTATAATGGCGTCTTGATCCATTACATCATATTCTGAGTATAATTGGGGGCGTAAATATTGGTAGTTAAAATTAAATTGAGCACCATATAAAGATGTAGGATTTGTAGAATAAATTCTACTAAACCTGTCTATTAAGGAGTTTGTTTCTAATTCTCCATTGGTTTGGATTTGATTACTATCCATTACCTTTACTTGATTTCCTCCGACGTTTCTGATGATTACATCAGTTGAAAATAGTCTTTTTAATCTAGGAAATAATCCTTTATCTGCCATATTGTGTATTTATTATTATAAATATTATTAGAGAAGCCAACTAATGTCTTCTTTACCATCCCCCATGTCAATACTATAGGGGTTATCATTACTACCAGGTGAATATCCTCCTTGATACTGTGATTTATTAACCTGCATGCTGTTTAATGCATTTTTGGTTAAGTCTAAACCATGTTGTCTATATTTTAGTGCTGTATCTCTTACATACATCGCTATACCAAAAGACATTACTAAATCATCGTTGTACCCACTTTGAGCTTCTGCTCTACCATTTTTCCAAATGAATACTTTCATTTCTTCCATCAACCTTTTAGATTGAATTGTTACTCCTTTATCTCCTATATATTCTTGAAATTTACCTATTATCATAGGTCTAGTTCTAGAAGAATTGGTAAAACCAGCTACCATTTTGGAGTGGTCTTGATATTTATCAAAATACGAATTAGCATTTGGGGAGTCACTCTTTTGTGAATAGTAAAGGTTAGGATAGTTTCTTTCAATCGCTACTTGTATAGTTGCCCAACCAATGTTTGCATTTTCTATAACAAGCATAGCTTCATTATATTCAGTAGCTAAACCTACTAGTAAATGTCCATATTCTTTAGTACCAATTTGTCCTTTATATTCAGCAACTTGAACATTGTTTTCTATGTCAATTACATGACATGCTGAAAAATCTTTTCCATCTCCACGGGCAACATCCGCTACAACCATATAGTCCCTACTATAGTCTGGAGATTCCCATACCCATAGATTTTGGTCTGCTCCTCTACGTTCTAAAGGATCTTTAATATAAGACTGTTCGTAATATTCTAAATATTCATTGTAAAATACAATATCCCCAGAAGTGCTAAAATCACAATCACATTCTTGAGCAGCTAGTCTAGGGTCTCCTAAAAGAGCATTCTGAGAATCTCTCCAAGTCTGATCACGTTCAGGGTGGACATACCAAGGAAGTTTTATAGGTAAAAATTGATTTTCACCTGATTCTGCTTTAACCCATGTTTGGTGAAACCAGTTACCTGTACCATAGGGTGTAGATAATACAATCGCACCACCACCTGTTGCTAAGGTTTGTTGTGCCGAAGCCCAAGTTTCTGCAATATTATCAATAAAGGCGGCTTCATCTATTATTAAGAGAGAAACGGCTTCTGATCGGGCAGCATCCGCGTTTGAGGATTTGGCTGCGATTTTAGATCCATTAGATAATCTTAAAGATAATTTATTATTTTCAACCGAATCTACTTTAAGCCATGAGGGTAAATTTTCCCACATGAATTGAACTTTTGTTACTAGATTTCGGGCTGTTGCTTGTGTGGTTGCTAAGGCTAGTATGTTTTTGTCCTTATGGAAAGTCATTAACCATAAAGAATAACCCGCGGCCAGAGTAGATATACCTAATTGTCGGGATTTTAGTATAGCACTATAATCATTATTTTGAAATAACGTTAGTACTTTTTCTTGGAATGGGTATAGGTTAAATTGTATGCGACCCCTTTGAGGGTGCTGTATATAACAGTATTTACGCATAAAATGTACCGGATCCTTAGCACATTTTAAATATTCTTGACGTATTACTCTTTTTAAATCAGACATATATTATTTTGCTAAAACTAGAACACCAAGCACAGCTATTAACCCCGCACCTGACATTAATTTTGTTTTTAGTTGTTGTTTTTTAAGATCAGCATTTAGCCTATCTGATAATTGTTTTGAAATCTTTGATTGGGTGTTTTTATTGTCTAATATATTAGAGAAATTTAATATTTGAGTGTTAAGATTAGATATGACACTATCTTTTAAAACTATTTTTTGTTTTAAGAGGGTGATTTTACTATCTTTAAGGAGTAGTTCTTCTCCAAACCCATCCCCCTTTATTAGATCCTTAATTACTAGACGTACTATCGGCTTTTGTAGTTGGATCGAGGTATTGTTTGTATCTTTCTGTGAAAAACCTTTTAAGCTCATCACCATTAAAAGAATCAACAGCATTAACTTTTTCATTTACCTTATATTTTAAAGTTTGTATTCTGTTATCTTTAAGATCAATTTGATTATCTAACTGTGATATTTGTTGATTTAAAGTATCAACTTTAAAAGTCAACTCGCCATTTATACTATGTAACGAGTCAACTTTTTGTTCTAATATTTCTATTCTAAGAGTATAATCCATTACATATTCCTCATTATTATGGAATAAATAGTAAACAGCATATACCAAAGATGCAATTATTAATATGTAAAAAAACCTTTCTTTAAAAAACATTAACTAATAGATTTTACTTTTAGTTCAATTTCTGGTTTTGCTTTCGACCAGGCAGCATCATATTTTTCTTTATCTACAACACGGTTAGCTGAATCCACGATGTTGTTATCTTTCATATCCTTCAAGAAGATTTTAATCAGTTTAGATTTTTCTTGTTGTTGGAGTTGTTTACCCATGTTTCCTCCAGATTTTGCTAGTTTACGCAATTCACCATCAGATGGTCCTTCTGCATCTTCTCCTTTTTTAGAATAATATTTTTTACCTCCTAGGGTGGATGTACTTAAACTTGAATCTTTTTTAGAAGGTTTAGGAGATTTAGATTTTTTAGAAGTACTAGAATCAGATTTTTTACTACGTTTACTTACTTCTACTTCACCTTTTGTAACTGCAATAAATTTATTGAGTTGGTTATCATGTAATGTACCATCTCCTAGGGCAGAAATAACATCAGCGTCAGCTTTAATTTTCTTTTTAAGAGGTAGTTTTTCTAAATCTTTATTATCATTAATTACTTTTTCAATAGATGATTTTAAATCGCCTGATATTTTAGCCATTTCATTTATGTCTAGTACTTCTTCATTCATACTACCATACGCCATGTAATTATCTAAATTTGACCATGCTGAGTCAAATTGGGAAAATAATTCTTTAGCTTCATCATCTGATGTGTTATTAACATAATTTTGTAATTTGTTTATACCAACAGCTATGGAACCAATGATCTGGTCATAATCTGATTCAAGAATATTAGCTTCTTCAATACCCGCTTCTTTTTTTGCTGCTTCCAAATCTTTAACTGCGGAAGTTAATTCCTTAGTTGCGGCTATTTCAGCTTCAGTATCTTCGGATAATGTGGAGATAATATTTTCTCTAATATAATTTTGTAATTCAGATTTTTTCATTATAATATAGTTTTTATTATAAATATGTTAGAGGTTAGTACTATTCAAAATTTGCAATATTCTTTCCTCTGTGGTCCCCTTAATTGTAATTATATTTTTAGCTCTGGTAGATTGGGCTGATAGTATTTCTTGTATGGTGTAGTCTATAAGATTTCTATATTCTAAATCTGTTTCCCTAACCCCATTATCTTCCATATCTACCCCTTCAGGAGATACATAAAATATATAATCGTATTCTCTAATAAAATTTCTAGCATATTCCTCAAACGTTGCTTTATCTATTGAATCAATAGAAGAAGCACATTGAGTAAAAGCCATAACATCAATTACTGTTCTATCAGTTAAGATATTATCACACATTAGTTCAGCCGTTCTTTCAGCTAAAAATACGGTTTGTCCCTTTAATGTAGAATCGGTATTTAAAGGAATGCCTAAAGACATTAGATATTTTGAACGCTCAGTTGCAAAATTATAATCTTTAAATTGTTCTAGTTCTTTTAAAGCATTTACTAGTGTAGTTTTACCTACGCTCATTGTACCACAAAGTCCAATTTTCATAACTTTTATTTTAAATTATTTATTAGCTTAATTTCTGTAATCTGAAAGTAGAGATTTCATAGATTGGTTTTTATAGTATGGTAACCCCTCACGTTGAGATCTAGCTTCTTGCCATTCATCTTTTGTATAAGGGATACCATATAAAAAATATTCTCCATTTTTCTTTTTACCTTCAGGGTAAAGTGCTGGTCCTTCCCAATTATGTAATTTACCATCCCATGCGTAAGCAATGGTACCATCAGGTTTTGATAATTTTTTACTTTTGGGAAATGGTGTTGGTTTTTTTTCCATGTTTTTTATTTATTGTAATATACGAAATTTCTTTTAATTCTCCAAAATTTGTTCTGCAACAAGTGTTCCTTGTGCACCACTTACCGTTATACCTCTAGCTGAAAGGGCATCACCAACGAAATGTACATTAGGGTACTTTGTTAGGGCTAGGTTGGTATAATCGACAAGTGGCTCAGGAGATAAATATTTTACTTCAGGTACGTAAATACCCCAATCGTCTTTTAATGTAGGAAATACTTTTTTCATATCTTCTATGAAATCCATAACATACCAAAAATAAGGCTGCATGGTTTTTGTTATTTTATGTAAAGTATCTACCTGTATAGCTGATACGTTTATACCTTCAGATGTGGTAGATGGTTCTCTGCTGGGGCTATAATATAGACCTGTACCATCTATTTGTAATTTTTTAACTACATCTCTAGACCAATCAAATGGTTTATCAATGCCTTGTACCTCCATTAATATACCAAAATTGGTCATATCATTTCGGAATGCTTCATCTTTTTTAGC